GGCAACTAAAGTTTAATTTAGACACTACGTATACTACGCATCCGAAAATGCTAGACTAGGATGTCTCGAAATTTAGCAAAAGCTAATGCGGACCATAACAAACTAAAGTTGATCGAGCGGAAAGGTGTCGTTCAAGCAAGGAAGATAGGCGCGCAATTAAAGGCTTCTGCGGTTAATGCTTGGAGAAGGAAGAAAGATTTTGCATTGGGTGACTTACTAGTTAAAAAGTTACACCCAACATTTCGAGACGCTATGATAGCTGCGCACCTTCGGGCATTGCAGCTAAATTCTGAAAGGGCAATTAAAAAAGACAAGTCTATTTCTTTAAGTGTATTTGATGATATGCTAAAGAAATACAAGGCATTTCTTGATTCTGATTTCGACGAAATACGGGAGTATTACGACACCCAAGCATTTGACATTTTGACGGGTGAAGCAGAAACCGTAAACAGTCAAATGCGGGAAACACTATACGGGCTGGTTGCAGAAGGGGCGCATGTTAAAGAGGGTATCGAAGTTTTGAACAATAAAATTGATAGTCTAGGCTTAGGTCCGCAAAAAGACTATCGATTAGAAACATTATTCCGCACCCATACACAAATGGCTTTTAGCGCGGGGAAGTTTCAAGCAGATCAACAACCGGCAATTCAAGAAATCCTTTGGGGTTATGAGTATGTAACTGTAGGTGATGATAGGGTAAGGGAAGATCATATTCCACTAGACGGTGTTCGATTAAGAAAGGAAGACCCATTTTGGAAAGTTTGGTATCCGCCCAATGGTTGGAATTGTCGGTGTCAAGTTATTCAAATATTCCATGATGATGAAGAAGCAACAGAAAATCCTCCACCCGATGATACGGAAATCATTCAAGACAAGAGCTTCAACTTTAATCCTGGTGAGGTTGTAGGTCCAGAAACAAGATTCAAAAGCAAGCCACCCAAGACTTACGTTAAGAAAAAGAAGACACCTAAGCAGAAAGAAGAAGAGAAGGTAAAGCAACTCAAAGAAGTTCTACATGAAGAGATGGATTTGCAGCAAAAGTTTGCAGACACTGACGACAAGGTGCTTAAACGATACATCCGTAGGGACTTGTATGAATTGCTTCTTAAAAGAAATGAAATCAAGTATGGCAAACCGAAAAAGTTTGCAAAGATTCAGGGCCTAGATATAACCTATCAAGGTGATAAGTTACCGGAAGGCGAGAAGAAGAAAGCAATACTGGATGTCTTAAAAGAACTAGAAGATTTCAAAGACACATTCTCTGAATGGGTAGGGTTGCGTAAGGGCGAAAAAAATACACCTGTTATCCAACTAGAAGATGTTGAGTATACAACGTACATAGATAAAGACGGGCTAGAAAAAATATCTGGTGGTTTGTATGAACCTAGTACGGGCAAAATTAGAGTACCTTTGAAGTGTTGGACAACTAAGACGACACCCAAACCCACAATAGGTGACCGTACTGTTGATGAAAGTTTTTTGGGTGCTTGTCGTCATGAAATGGGTCACCATATAGAATATAGTGTACCGTATGAAAAAAGGGTATCATGGGTGAACTTGTGTGAAAAACACATTACTGAAAGATTAGCGCCCACTTCTGTTAGTGAGTATGCTGCCACAAATGAACAAGAACGATTTGCAGAATCCTTTAGTGCATATACTCATAAAGGGTACAAGCGCGGGGCATTGCCGCGCGTTATAGAGAAATATATGGACACCCTTTTACATGGGGAGGAAAAAGCAAGTAAGTTACAAGAAGAGGATAAGCAACGGAAGATTAAAAAGCTGCGCGAGCTAAATGTAGCAGAAGACAAAATACAAGACGCGATAGAAAGGTGGGATAAGAAAAATGTTACCCCCTAGTGAATGCCAAAAGCGAAACTGTAAACATTTGGGTGGCTTTATAAATGAAGGGGAAGAAGAAGGGATGGAAAGAGTTGTCTGCAAAGCATTTCCTAAAGGTATTCCCGATGAAATAGCTTTCGGAAACAATAAACACTTGAAACCATTTCCGGGTGACAACGGAATTCAATTTGAACTTAAAGAAAAAGAAAGCTAGAAGGTATATGATGTTAGACACGCATGTTGTCTTGATTGCTCCCGGTTTGAAAACTTGGGAGTTGTCGGAATCGAAAGAGCGAACATATAGAAAAGAACTTATCTATGTTGGCGATTTCGTTAAAGACACATTAAAGTTTTCGGTTGATGAGGACTTACTTCATCATTGGGTGTCTACGTTCAACGAAATGAAGGACAACGGAATAGATGTTCCTGTTCCTGTTGAACACACTCAAGACCCTGAAAAGCGCAGGGGAACTTTACTAGGTTTGTCTGTAGCTCGAAACGATAAGGGTGTTCCTGCTTTGTTTGGGGACATCCAATTCAAGGATGAAACCGCAGCATCACTTGCGACAACTGCGCAGACGTCCATTTATGTTCCGCCTGAATTCCAAGATGGAAAGGGCAGGAAATACAAACGTCCTATCCAACATGTTGCATTAACTGATTATCCGGTTGTTCCCGGATTGAAAGAGTTCCAAGTAATTGCAGCATCATTTCAAGAAAGGGAAAACGAAGTGAGTTTGAAAACACTCATTGGAAAACTGGGATTAAAGATTCCAGAAGGAAAAGAAGACGATGATGCTATGCTTGAAACGCTTATCGTCAATGAATGGAAAGTCTTGAAATCCAAGACACCCAAACCGGAAGATAAGAAACCGGAAGATAAGAAACCGGAAGATAAGAAACCGGCTATTGCTGCCGGTCTTATTTCTATGGCGAAAGAAAACCGTCGAATGAAACTGGACAAACTTGTTCAAGACGGGCATATTACGCCTGCTGTTTGTAGTAAGTTGGGTGAACAGTATTGCAATAATGAAAGGGTGTCTCTTTCTCTTTCTTCTGATTCGTCCGATGGCTTTGATGAAATGATCGAAGCATTGAAAGAGAATGACCCCCTAGTCCTTGCGGAAAAAACTGGACCGCAAGACATTATGTCTTTGTCCAACTATCGAAACGACAAAGACAATAACCCTTTGCTGAAAGATGCCGAAAAACGCGCGGCAGAAGCAAAATAAGTACCTAGACATCCTATTAAGGAAGTAAGTAATGACTGCAAAAACAAAACCTGTAACGTTGGGTGACTTAATTATTGCCGAAAGCGCGCCGCCTTCTGTTACAAGAGAATCGAAAACGGTCACTAATTCAACGGGTTCTGAAATCACCCTTGAAGTTGGTTATCCGATGGATGATAATGTTCCGGTTACTTCTGGAAGTGAAGCTAATACGGATGGCCTTCTTTTGGAACATTGCGTATTGGAAAACGGCGCGTCTAAAAAACTGCCTGTTTTGGCGCGCGGTCCTTCTGCAATCAATGGGGATGCTTTACCGGCTGCGGACTATGCTGGTAGCTCGTTCACATTAGCAACGGTTAAGTCTACGGTTGAAGCCTTGGGAATTCAAGTTAAAGAAGAACCGGACGAACAATCTACACAAGAGTCTTAACGGCCTAGTACGATTCGGTTGGGTGTCTATAGTTTAACTAGTCAAAAAGAATGGAGAAAGAAAAATGTTGGATGTCTTCAAATCCGATGCCTTTAATACGGTATCGCTAACCGAAGCAATCAACAAGCTGCCGTATAAGCCTAGCCGAATCGGTTCACTAGGACTCTTCGGTCAAAAGTCAATTACTACACTAACGGCACTTGTTGAAGAGAAGCAGGGAAAGCTAATGCTTATCCCCACTTCTGCAAGAGGGACACACGAAAACGCTTTTAGCGGACCCAATAGAAAAATTCGCCCTTTCAGGGTTCCGCATTTACCTTTGAACACTTCCGTTGCTGCGGATGATGTTCAAGGCATTCGCGCTTTCGGTTCTGAAAATAGAGTTGAATCAGTTGTCCAATTGGTGAACGATAGGCTTGCAGAAATGCGAGCAAGTTTTGAGGTCACCCATGAATATCATCGTGTTGGTGCTATTCAAGGTGTTGTTTTGGATGCCGATGGAACAACTGAAATCTACGATTTGTTCACTGAATTTGGTATTACTGAATCTGAAGTTGAATTTGATTTCGATGATTCTTCTTTGGATGTCAAAGTTAAAACTTTGGAAGTAATCCGCCTAATGAATACAGCATTAGGGCAGACACCCTATAGCAAGATTCGCGCCTTTTGTGGGGATGATTTCTTTGATGGGTTGATTGGACATACTTCCGTCAAAGATGCATTTGCACGATGGCAAGACGGCTCCTATTTGCGCGCTCAGCAAAACGAAAAGGGTTTCGAATTTGCGGGTGTCTGGTGGGAGAACTACACTGGCGGAATTGGGGATGTTACTTTCATCCCGACTACTGATTGCCGGTTTGTTGCCGAAGGTGTTCCCGGTTTGTTCTCTGAAATTTACGCCCCTGCAAACTTCGTTGAATCGGTCAACACCCCTGGAAAACCGATTTACGCAAAGCAAGAACGGATGAAGTATGACATGGGGATTGAATTGCATTGCCAATCCAACCCGTTGATTATTTGTAACCGTCCCGCGTCACTTATAAAGGGAACGTACGGAAGTAGTTCTAGCTCTAGCTCTAGCTCTAGTTCTGGTTCTGGTTCCTAATTAGTTAAGCTACACCCAAGCATTGCCTTCCCTTGGGTGTAGCTTTTTGATATGATTACCGCTTATGTTGAAATTAACCTAGACCGATTGAATGAATTTCGGTCTAGGGTTGAAGCAGAGTTAAAGGGTTCCCGTAAGGGTCCAATACATGATGCGTTTATTCAATGGGGGGCTAGGTATCGCGCTTATGTTTCCCGAAGGTTCAAGAACTATTCAAGGGGTGGGTCCGATGGAACTAGCCCTAGATGGAAGCCGTTAAAGCATCCACGAAAGCATGGGCGCGGGAAATATAAAAAGGCGTCCGTCTTAATTGATACGGGGGTACTATGGGCGTCTTTGTCGGCGACAGAAGTTAAACCGGGATTCAAACAAAGACGGGTTGCTTACGGTTTGAATGTTGGTTTTGGTGGGCCGCATAGGCACCCAAAAGGAAAGGCAACCATTGCAGACATTGGAACCTTTCACCATTTCGGAAAAGGTAGACTTCCGCAAAGAAAAATTATAGTTAAGCCACCTAAGAAAGTACAAAGGCAAATGCGGGACGATTTACAAAGAGGGATTGATAGGTTGTTGGATGCCGGAAACTGACCCCTTTACAAAAGTCTATGAAGCGCTTTGGGAACTTGCGTCTAGTTTCGAACCGTTCACGAATTTAGTGACTTTACGAAATCGCATTTCCTTTGCAGAAGAAGGGAATAGGACACCCGTTAAGAACCTTGTTTCAACAGGTGATTTGCCGGAAGTTATTCTTGCGCCTACGGGTGGGATTGCCAATCTACATGCCGCTACTAATTACTCGCGCATTGCTAAAACTTATGACTGGTTGATCTCAACGGGTGACTTACGAATTAAAGAGGGTGGCTTGTTTCCAATTGAATTTGCGCTTATGCGCGCCATGTGTAATTGGAAGACACCCTTATCGGCGTTAACATGGAACGGCAATACGTTTGTGAAACGTTGCGATTTAACGGATGTCTCTGAAGGGCAAAGCGACACCGAAAGAAACAGGGGAATAAAAGGATGGTCCGCGCTTTGGTCTTGTGAAGTAGAAATGTATTTTAATACAAGTGATTTACAAGATGAAGGCTCATATTCGGGAGATTAAGAAATGGGTGTAGCATCTGGAAAGTTTGGCGTAGTAAACGGACATACAACTGTTAGAAACTGGTCGGTGTCTGAAACATTAACTACCCATCAAATAATTGCTTCTAATACAAAAGGTGGGAGTCTTAGAAAGCCCGGTATAAAAGACTGGAACGGTTCTTTTCTACAGAATGTAGACGCCCCCGTAAATATGCCAGGGGAAGAGTTTACGTTTGGCGGGTTATCGTGGCCTAGTACGGGCGCAGAAGGTGGGAGCGGCTTTGTCTATAGTGGGGAAGCTATCGTTGAAAACATAGCTGTTGCATGGGATTTTACTAGTGGCGCACCAATAGCGCTAACTACAAATTTTGCGGGTAATGGGGAGTTGTCTAAAACAACGGCTGCTTATACTGATAGTGTAGCACCCGACCCTCCTTGTGCCGATAACGATACTAAAATCGAAATTGTGGGTGGTGGCGCGGGTAGTGGTGGGGGTGACGAAGTTTGTGGCATAACACAAGCTACCCTTAATGTACTTGCAACAAACCCATCTTACGTTAACTCTTGTACGGGTGGCTGGACAAAACGCAAAGGGGGGCCGATTGATTGGAACCTTGCCCTAACCATTGAAGAAGCGGACCTAAGCGCTTTGCCTTTTGATGTCGATGACTACGTTGAAATAAAAGCGTTTATTGATTCAGATAGCTATTGGCATTTGAAATATGGTATCGTTCGTGACTTTTCTAATTTCATGGTGGATAGGGAGTCTGGAAATATAATTAGTGTTACGGCAAACATTGAAATGTCTTCACATAATGACTCAGCTAC